GGTGTCGGCCCGTAGGGACGACGGAGGGGGAAGAGGCCGGCTCGAAAGCACTTCCCCCTCCGTCCGCTTCGCGGACACCTCCCCCGCTAGGGGGAGGATCTCGTTAGCTCGCCGCGAACTTCAGCAGCTTCACGGCGTCGAAGTTCTGCACGCCGCCGCCGACGCGCTTGGTGGTGTAGAACAGCACGTGCGGCTTGGCCGAGTACGGGTCGCGCAGCACCCGCACGCCGGCGCGGTCGACGATCAGGTAGCCCTTCTCGAAGTCGCCGAACGCCACCGGGCAGGTGTTGGCGGCGACGTCCGGCATGGCCTCGATCTCGGTGACCGGGAAGCCGAGCAAGCTGGCCGACTGGCCCGGCTGCAGGGCCGCGTTCCAGATGTAGTTGCCTTGAGCGTCCTTGAACTTGCGCACGGCGCTGACCGAGCGGCGGTTCATCACGAAGCGGCCGTTCTGGCGGTACTGGGTCTTGGCCGCGTAGATCAGGTCGATCAGCTTGTCGGTCGGGTTGGTCGCCGGCCAGCCGCCCGCCACCCCGGTGGCCAGATAGCCGACCTGGCCCCACGCGTACGACGCGTCCGGCGCGGCGGCGTAGGCCAACAGGCCCTTGGGCTTGTTGACCCCGTCGCCGGTCACGAAGGCCGTGGTCTCCTGGGCGGCGAAGGCGTCCTGCACCTCCTCGGCCAGCCACTCGTCGATGCTGACATAGGCGTCGTCCAGCAGGGCCTGGGTGGCGGCCGGGCTGGCGTAGAGCTCGCCGGCCGGGAAGTCGATCACGTCCAGGGTCGGCGCGGTCGTCTCGGGCCGGGCGGCGGTCTCGGCCACCCAGGCGGCGGCCAGGCCGGTCGGCGACACCGGCTTGCGGAAACTGCCCGAGCCGATGGTGCGGACCTGGCAGATCTCGCGCATCGGGCTGGTGGCCGCCAGGCGACGCAGGATCAGCCGCTCCAGCTCCGGCGGGGCGACATAGCCGCCGGCCGTGGCGGTTCCTTCCGACAGGCCCTTGGCCTCCAGCAGGCTGGCCGTGGTCTCGCCGGTCTTCACATAGTGGTCGAAGGCGGCCTTGCGCTCGTCCACCCGCGCCAGCGGCGCGTCAGCCGAAAGAGAAGGCCTGCGCAGGTCGGCCATCAGGCGGTCCAGGCGGTCCTGGGCGCGGCCGACCGCCTCGTCGATGCGGCCGACCTTCTCTTCCAAGAGGACGTCGGCCCGCTTGGTCTCGATGGCGGCCAGCCGCTGGTCGTTGGCGGCCTTGAAGCCCTCGAACGCGGTGAGCACGTCCGCCAGCGCCGCGCGGGCCTCGGGCGAGGCCGCGTGTTTGGTTTCCTTCATGGGGATCTCCAGTTTGGGGAATGGGCGAAAGAAATCCTCCCCCTAGCGGGGGAGGTGTCGGCCCGAAGGGACGACGGAGGGGAAGTCGGCCGGCGTCGGGGATGAACTCTTCCCCTTCCGGCCCTTCGGGCCACCTCCCCCGCTAGGGGAAGGATCTTCGAAGCCGCGCGCCCGGCAGCATCGGGAAGGTCACGATCGACACCTCCCAGAGGTCGACGCGGGACAGCACGCGCAGGCGGTCCTTCGTCCGCGCCTTGACCTGCCGGAAGCCGATGGAAAGGCCGTCCAGGGCGCCGGCCTCGACCAGCGCCGCGACCAGCCGCCCGCGCGGCGTGGCCCGCAGGATCCGCCCGCGCACGAACAGGCCCTTGGCGTCCTCGACCACCGCGTCCCAGACCCCGACCGGCTCGGCCTCGTCGTGCTGGTGCAGCATCTTGACCGGCGCGCCGGCCGCCAGGCTGTCGGCGAAGGCGCCGGCGGCGGTGACGTCGTCATTGAGGTCGCGGGTCCAGAACAGGGACGCGTAGCCTTCGATCTTCAGCGCGTCTTCGTTCCTAGGGGTCATGGCGCGCGCTCCAGTCGGGCTTCGATGCGGGCCAGGCTCTGGCGGCTGGCGTCGGCCTGCGCCTCCAGCCGCGCCAGGCGCTCGGCGACCGGGGCCTGGGCCTCGAGCCGGCGCTGGACCTCGTCGATCCGCGCCGAGGCCTTGCCGGCCCACAGCAGGGCGGCGGCCGCTTGCAGCGCCACGGCGACCAGGAGGGCGGCCGAGACCTGGCGGTCCAGCCGCCAGCGGTTGGGAGTGGTTGGCATGATGATCTCCAAATCCTCCCCCCAGCGGGGGAGGTGTCCGCGCAGCGGACGGAGGGGGAAACGGCCGGGTCAGCGGGACTTCCCCCTCCGGCCTTCGGCCGCCTCCCCCTTCAGGGGGAGGATTTAGTGCTCCAGCCCCGCCAGCCGCCGGCGCTCGGCGTCGGTCAGGAAGCTGGCCGCCTGCAGCCGGCTCCACAGGGCGTCGCGCTCGGCCGACAGGGCCGGGACGGCGTCGAGGTCGGGGGCGATGCGCGCGCCGGGGAACTTGGCTCCGAGCCAACCCGTCAAGGCCCGCGCCGCCCGCTCGGCCAGCGGGACCACCGTCCCGCGCCAGAAGGCGGCGTTGGCCTCGCGATAGTTGGCGTAGGTATTGTCGCCGGGAATGCCCAGCAGCTGCGGCGGGACGCCGAACGCCAGGGCGATCTCGCGGGCGGCGGCGTGCTTGCCCTCGGTGAAGTCCATCTCGGCCGGGGTCAGCGACATGGCCCGCCAGTCGAGGCCGCCCTCCAGCAGCAGCGGCCGGCCCGCGTTGGCGGTCCCGGAATGGGCGGTGGCCAGCTCGGTCTTCAGCCGGTCGAACTGCTCGTCCGAGAGGCGGTCGCCGGCGTCCTTGCTGGAATAGACCAGCGCCCCCGAGGGGCGGGCCGAATTGTCCAGCAGCGCCTTGTTCCAGGCGCTGGAGGCGTTGTGCACGTCGATCGCGAACGCCGCGGCCTCCAGCGGCGAGAAGCCGTAGTGGTCGTTGGTCGGGTTGAACAGTTTCAGGTGCAGCACCGGCAGCCAGCCGTCGGCGTCGCGGGCGATGCGGACCGTGCGCCCGGCCGCCTGGTAGTCGTAGGCCAGCGGCCAGCCGCGCGGGCCGGGGACCACGGTCATCCGGTCGGGGCGCAGGGCGTAGAGCTCACTGGGCGAACCCTCGCCGGCCGCTTCCAGATAGGCGTTGCCGGCTGCTTGCAGGCTCCCGAAGAACGCCTCCATCAGGTCGGGCCCGCCCTGTTCGGGATTGGGCCGGTCCAGCAGGCGCTTGAGCGGATGGTCGTCGGCGCGGCGACCGTCGACGAAGACGGCCAGCGGCGTCGAAGCGGCGGCCTCGGCGATCATCCGCACGCAGCGATAGGCGACGGGGTTCTTGCCGAAGCCTTCGCTGGCCAGCGCCGCGTAGTCGCGCGGCGTCCACTGCGGCCGCCCGCCCGTGGTCAGGGCGATGAGGCGAGCGGCGCGGGAGTCTTTGACCTCCGGCGGGCGGGGTTTGAAGAGGGGCATGGGCGCTCCCGATGATTGAGAACAAAATAAGAACAATCTATAGTGGCGGCTATTTCCCTTCTTCCCCCTTCGGGGGAGGAGGGCCGCAGGCCCGGAGGGGGCAAGTGAGGGAGTTCGCGATGCCCGCGCCCAAGACGACCGTCGCCAATGCGCGACGCCTCAGGAAGGAAATGTCGAAGCCCGAGATGAACTTGTGGCATGGCTTGAGACGCGGTGGTCTCGACGGTCTCAAGTTCCGGAGGCAGCACCCGATCGGGCCGTACGTGCTCGACTTCTACTGTTCCGAGTTGCGGTTGGCCGTGGAAGTGGATGGCTACGCGCACTGCGTCGGGTCACGGCCCAGACGGGATCTAACTCGCGATCAATGGTTGCTGGCGGTCGGCGTCCGAACGCTTCGCATTCCGGCGCACGAGGTGATGCGGTCGGTGGACGACACGCTGTCGACGATCCGAGAGCATGCGGCTCACTTGCCCCCTCCGGATGCTGCGCATCCTCCTCCCCCGGAGGGGGAAGAAGGACGTCCTTCCGCCCCCTTCGGGGGCGGACGACCCGCGTAGCGGGTCAGGTGGGGGCCTCCCGGCGGTTAAAGGCTCCGCAGCCTCGGCGTCCCCCGTCCGCTCAGCATCAGTTCACTCACCGCCCAGACCAGCGCATCCGCCCGGTCCGGGCTGTGTTCCAGGTCCCCCGAGCCCAGGGCCATCAGCTCCTCTTCCAGCGCCGCGAAGGCGCCGCAGTGGAGCAC